TCAACTGTTCGATAAATTCATTCAATTCTTTCTTTGAAAAATCAGAGGAATTCCAAGATTCTTCTTCACTATACACTTGTTCAATACAAGCACCAATCAAATCAAATGAATCATCAACGCTGATATTATCTTTTCCGCCAAAGTTATTTTTAATAAACTCCGCCATCGAAGGATACTTCATTCTCATCGTTAGATTATCATCCAACTTAATATCTCTTGAGTGCTCTGGATTTTCTTGAATTTGAATTTCATCAAGATTAATACTAATTGGAACTTGAGTTGTTTCATCATCAGGGCAAGTCACAAGAACATCTACAGATTCTCCGACAGACTTTCCACGAATATTCAAAAACAAATATTCAATATCAAAGGTAGAAAGCTCATCGACTTTAATTCCTTTGCTTAAAATACAATTTGAGATTACAGATTTTACGGCAGTTCCAATCTGCTTACTGTCTTCACTTTCCATCGCAAGAATGAGAATTTTCTCTTCTTTGACTAAAAATGGTCTATATCTAATTTCTTTCTTTAATGAAGGAATTTCCAACTCATAAATTGGAGTTGCAATACGGGGGAGTGGCATAATGTCCTATAAAATTCAGGTATTTTTATTTAGATGAGAATCAATACTGTAAAAATGAAACCGTTTGGGAATTTTCAACATTAGGTTCTGTTGAATTTAAGTTTGTTCCTGGGGCATATGCTAAGGCAGTATCTATATTTGTTTGTTGAGTTGCTAAATTGCCCAATGATTGTTGAATGTTATTATCTTGAACTTGGGCGATTGTCTTTGGATTAATTCCAAATGCATTATTGATAGCATCTTGATTTGGTATATTTTTAATTCCACCCAATGCTAAACTAGAAATATCTCCCATTACATATCTCTCATAATTAAAAGAAGCAGAAGCCGTTAGAATTTGAGATTCATTATAAGATACCGATAACGAAGAAAGTGACAATGGAAACAGTCCAAAGAAATTATATCTTACTTCATTTTTATAATCACGATCAAATTTTAAAATTTTAGTTTGATCACATTTATAATCAATTGGATATTTCATCCTATAAAAATATCCCTTTCTTGATGGAGTTATATAAGATCCACTTGAAATATATTCAATCCAGTGTTCTAAAAATTTTAAAACTTTATATTCTTTGTCAATCAAAAATTGTAATTGTATTTCGGTAAAAATTCTTGTATGAGCAAACTTTTCAATAACTCCCGTATAATTTCCACTAACTTGGGCAGCATCATGAGTACTTCCAGGTAAAGAAGCATCAGAACATAAAAGCCCTACACTTTCCGAAATAAAGAGAGGATCAACTCCTTTTTGAGCAAGATAAAATCTAAGATCTGGAGACAATCCACCGAAAATAACTTGATAATGTGATGTTTGTGCTAAATTTGTAAAAAGCGGTTTAATATCAGATATTTTTCTTGGTTGGGCAATAGACACTCTAAATACCTATTATTGAATCTTTTAGTATAGATATTTAGATGTCATATAAGGGAAAATTTAAACCAACAAATCCAAGTAAATATCGTGGAGATTTCACCGGAATTGTTTATCGTTCCTTGTGGGAATTACGTTTTATGAAGTATTGTGATTTGAATATAAACATTCTTGAGTGGGGGAGTGAAGAAATTGCACTACCTTACCTTTCTCCATTAGATGATAAGGTTCATAGATACTTTCCAGATTTTTATATCAAAGTCAAAGAAAATGATGGAAAGATTAAAAAATATATAATTGAAGTTAAGCCAAAGAAGCAAACAGTGGAACCAATTCCACAAAAGAAAAAGACAAAAGGATATATCTACGAAGTTATGGAATATGCAAAAAATCAGGCAAAGTGGAAAGCAGCAAGAGAATTTTGTGAAGATCGTCAATGGATCTTTAAAGTAATCACCGAAGACGAATTATTTGGGTAAATAAATGACACTTACAGGATTTGAAAAACCATTAGATCAATATAATAGAGATGAGATTCGTAAGATTGCGGTTCTTTATGGAATTCCATTAAGCAGCATTATTAGTCAAAAACTTACCAAGGCACAAGTAATTGATGCTATTCGCAATAATGCAAAGTATCAGGAAAAGCAAAAGAGACCCACAGACAATAAAAAAAATCGCATTCGCCCAATTCTAAATCGTTTGATTGGGTTAGAAAATCCTGATGATTTGATGCAAGAAATTCTTGAGGTATTAACAGTTACTGAAATGATTCCTAGACCTGGTGGTTTTTATACCTTTGTATATACTGCTAAAACTCCATTAATTGAATACGATGTTCATCCATTGGTTGCCGTTACAAATATTTACCGCTGGGGATTTACTGGCGTTAATTTTCATTGGGGAGAAACGAGAAGATATGCTTGGGAAGAAGTTGTTGGCGCATTACATGTAGTTACTGCCGAAGAAATCAAAGATTTAAGAGAAATTCCTTATGGGAAAATCCTTCTAAATAGTTAGAAACCGATAATGGCTGTATTACCAACACCAAAAGTACTCAGATATCCCACAAGAAGAATTGAGGAATCTGATGATTATTTGTCAATTCAAATTGTCGAATATCAAGCGCCGGGATTTGGTGCAATAACAGGATCTAATTTAAGTCAATTAACATCATCGGATCTTATTAGAAATTCAATTAATACTAATCCCCAACAATCTATATTACAAACCATTTATTTACCAATACCTCAAAATATTACTGATCAAAGAGGTGTTGCTTGGGGAGATGATAGTTTAAATACTGTTCAAGCAGTTTTAGGTAGTGCGGCAGCCGGTGCTGTTACTAGTGATAGACTTAATAAGGGAATTGCAAAAGGAGTGGGAAGTATCGGACAAGCGATTAATAGTGCTGCACAAACAGGAGCAGCACAAAAATATATAGCAAGTAAAATTTCTGCTGCCGGAGCAAATCTTGCCGGAGGAAATGTATCTCCGGAAGCATTACTTAGTAGAGCAACTGGTCAAATATTAAATCCTCATATGGAATTATTATTTAAAGGAGTAACTTTAAGATCATTCCCATTTAGTTTTGATCTTACTCCAAGAGATTTGAATGAGGCAAATACTATTAAGCAAATTATTAGGACATTCAAAAAAAATATGTCCCCAAAAAATGCAGGTGCAAAAAGTGGTGCTCCTGGTGGAGCTGCTGGCGGAGTTTTCATTACTCCACCAAGTGTATTCCAATTAGAATATAAAACTGGAGGAAATAAACATCCCTTCTTAAATAGTTTCAAACCAATGGCTTTACTTAACATGTCGGTGAATTATACTGCTTCTGGTACATATGCAACTTATGAAGATGCAACTCCAGTTCATATGCAGATAACTTTAGAATTCCAAGAATTGAATCCCATCTACTTTGAAGATTATACCGATTCAGATACTGGAGTTGGATACTAATGAGCTACTTTAGAGAACTACCAAACCTAGAATATCAATCACCATTCATAACAAGAATATCTTCTCAACAATATGTTCTTGCAAAAAATCTATTTCGTCGCGTAAAACTTCGTGACGACTTACAGAATATATTTACAATCTTTGATAAGTATCAGATTCAAGATGGAGATCGCCCCGATACTATCGCAGAAAAACTTTATAATAAAACTGATTTAGATTGGGTAGTATTATTAAGTGCTGGAATAGTTCATATTAGAGATCAATGGCCTTTATCCAGTTATCAACTTTATAATTATGTCGAAAATAAGTATGGAAATGATATAAATTCTATTCATCATTATGAAACTACACAAGTTCTTGATAGTCAAGGAAGATTAATTCTTCCAGAAGGAAAAACAGTAAGCAGTAACTTCACAATACCAAATCCACTGAATATATCACAACAAATATCTCCCATTGCTGGAGTGACAAATTATGAATATGAAACCAAAAAGAATGAAGAGAAACGTGGAATTTATGTTTTGAAAAATGTATATCTACAGCAATATCTGAATGATATGAGAAGCATTATGACTTATAACAATAAGAAGTCGTCCCAGTTTGTAGATCGCAAACTTATTCGCACAGAG